AGGGAGGTGGACAATGAAGGCATGCACTCAGTGTGGAAAGGACAAGCCTGCGGAAGCCTACGCTCGGAGCAAGCATACCGGCGATGGCCTGCGACCAATGTGCGAGGATTGTCTCGTGGGTCGCAGAAGCAGCCTAGAAGCTAATGATGTGAAGTGTGGCAAGTGTGGCAAGAGACTGAACCATTACAACACCGGAGAGCTCGGAGAGCAGCCGCTATGCCATCCATGCCAGACAGGCCTGGTGGGTGAGATCCCTAAATGGCTGGTGGATTTCGCTGATAGTGCGGATAACAGGCAGCAGATTGCGACCTTAGCCCAATTGTGGGCAGACGCCCGAGGCATTAGATGGTTGAACAGATGACGGGGGGTGACGGGCACCCCACCTTGGGCGATAGACATATATTCCGCAACCACGAACATATGGCCGCCTGCCTGGAGCAATACGCCACCATTCAGGGTAGGCCGAAGTGCGCGAAGATCGGCGAGAACTTGGGTGGTGACGATGGTGACGGGGACCGCTACGATGCTATTCTGCGAGCTAACACAGCCATTGACAAGTGTATGAGCGAGCTGCGGCATCGGCATAGGCTAAGCTTCCGGCTCTTAGACGGCTACTACCGGCGTGGTATGCATGAGGAGTCGGATGGCTGGATGCGGGCTATGAAGAGTGCGGGGATGGTACAACAACCCAGGACCACGAGAGAGAGGCGGTTGTTGTCGGATGTGTTCGAGGAGCTACTGGTGGAGGCTACACAGTCTCTACTCCATGCTCAAATAAGGCCGACTACTTGACATATGCAGTATGGTCAGATATGATGTAACTGCGCCAAGTGGCGTTGTGCGCCCAAAAACACAACAGAAGTAAGCAGCGAAGCCGTCTTTCGGGGCGGCTTCAGCTTTTCTAGTTCTAACTACACCATCAATGGAGGCCAGGCGCCTCCTCGATAAGGGGGCGTGATGCCTGCGCCAAAGTATACAGCAGAGCAGAAGGCTCAAGCGTTGGAGATGGTGCCGGAGCTGGGGCAGAGCGAGACAGCGCGGCGACTGGATATACCGAAAAGCACTGTTGGCCTCTGGTGCAACAAGGCCGGAGTTTACACGCACAGGTCTGAAAAGGTGAGGGCAGCGGCTGAAGCAAGCGCCGCAGATAACTCTGTCCGACGCGCCAATATATCCAAGAGACTCCTTGAGGAAGTGGAAACGACCCTCGACGAACTCCGTGGAGAGGTCACCGTCTACGCCTTCGGTGGTCGGGACAATGACTTCAGCGAGGCTAAAGCCAGCAAGCCCCAACCACGCGACAGACAAGCACTCATCACCTGCGTAGGCATAGCCCTTGATAAGTCCATCGCATTGGACCGCTTTGACTCAGACGGTGGCCAAGGCTTAGCAGCGGTTGACGAATGGCTCCAGGCGGCGCTAGGTAAGTGATCGTCGAGAGGTTGTCAGGCAAGGCAAAGCTCGCCGTTAGCTACGAGGCATCAATCGTGGCTATGGAAGGCAGCGTGAGAAGTGGCAAGACGTGGGCCTCCCTCTTGGCATGGCTAGAGTACTGCCGGCGTGGACCAGCAGGGCCTCTCTTGATGACGGGCAGGACTGAGCGGACTATCATCAACAACCTGATACTGCCCTTGCAGCAGATGCTCGGAGAGAAGCGCGTCAAGCTGAACCGTGGCTTGGGCATGGTGCAGATCCTTGGCCGTGATGTGATGATGGTAGGGGCTAACAACGAGGCTTCCGTCACCAAGATCCAAGGTCGCACTTTAGCGGGTGCTTACATCGACGAAGCTTCATCCATCCCAGAGTCCTTCTTCGCGATGCTTTACAGCCGCCTGAGCATACAAGGCGCGAGGCTATACCTGACCTCTAACCCTGACACTCCGGCTCATTGGCTGAAGGCCAACTGGCTGGACAAGGCGCGACTGTGGATCGACGGCAACGGGGTGGAGCACGAGAACCCCGATGGGTTGGACTTGGTGAGAGTTTCATTCCGCTTAGAGGATAACCCCAACCTGCCGCAGTCCTACGTGGATCGTGTGAAGGCAGCTTACTCCGGCCTCTGGTACAAACGCTACATCGAGGGCGAGTGGGTGATTGCAGCCGGGGCCATCTACACCGACTGGGACCCGGCGAGACATGTGGTTCAGGAGCTACCGGCTATCTCACGTCTGGTGAGCACCGGAATAGATTATGGGACAACCAACGCAACCGCCGGCCTGCTGATAGGGATATCCGCAGAGTCACCAGCAAGACTAGTGGTAGCGGATGAGTGGGCACCACCGACCATGACAGACTCAGGACTTTCCGCAGACTACCGCAAGTGGATAGGGAGCAGACACCCGGAGTGGGTGTGTGTAGACCCAAGCGCCGCGAGCTTCAAGATGCAGCTGTTCGCTGACGGAGTATCAAGCGTCACCGATGGCGCTAATGCCGTGGTATCAGGCATACGCACCGTGGCGTCCTTGTTGGCGACCGACCGCTTGGTGGTATCAGACAAATGTGTGAACTTGATCAAGGAGATACCGGCTTACGCTTGGGACCCTAAGGCTACGGCCAAGGGTGAGGATGCGCCGATCAAGCTACAAGACCACTTCTGTGACGCGCTTAGGTATTCCCTAGCGACCACCCGACAGCTCTGGGGGATGGAAGTCCCCGTGACCATGAAGGAGGCAGCGTAGATGGCTCTTCCACAAGGCGGCCCATGGCCTCCAAGCCCGCACGGCATAGCACTGCAACAGATGGCGCTTTGGTCTGCGTGGTGGATAGGCGACCCTGAAGGACTGTCTAGCGTCTACGGCGCTGTTGGCGGCGGTGCGACATCCGACTTCTTCGCGAACAGACAGGGCGGGGTCATACCTACCTTAGCCAGGTTCTTCTGGGGAAGACCATCAGTCACGGGGCAACGCAAGACCCGACTGCACGTACCCTTAGCCGCGGACATAGCCACTGCATCGGCAGACCTGTTGTTCAGCGAGCCGCCGCAGTTCATCGTGGAAGGTAACCCTGCGGCTGAGGCCCGAGCGGATGAGATCATGAACGTGGGCACGCTGCACAGTGAGCTCCTGGAGGCCGCGGAGGCTTGCTCGGCCTTAGGAGGGGGTTGGCTGAGACTAGTCTGGGACCAAGAGATTGCCGACCATGTGATGCTGGATACCGTACCCGCCGACTCAGCAATAGGTGAATGGCGCTGGGGCCACCTGTCAGCGGTGACGTTCTTCACGGAGACCCGCAACGACAAGACAGTGACACGGCACCTTGAGCGACACGAGCCGGGTAGGATACTGCATGGCTTATATAGCGGCGATGACAAGACGCTGGGCCATCCGATGGCTCTGGCTGACCACCCGTCCACTGCGCCGTATGCAGACTTGGTGGATGAAGAAGGAGCTATACCGACGGGCGTCGAGGGACTGACGGCAACCTATGCGGCTAATATGCGACCTCAACGACGCTGGCGCAAGGTTCAGAGTTTGTCTGAGTTAGGCCGGTCAGACTTCGACGGCGTGGAGCAGTTGATGGATGCGCTGGATGAGACGTACACTAGTTGGTTGCGTGATATACGATTGGCGAAGGCACGCCTGGTAGTCCCGGAGTTCATGCTTCAGGACTTAGGTAAGGGTCAAGGCGCGGCGTGGGACGAGGACCAGGAAATATACAGCGCCCTGAATATGCAGCCCAACGCAAGTGGAGACAGCATCACGGCGCAGCAGTTCGATATCAGGGTGGCGGAGCACAAAGACACCGCGTCGCAGATAGTCAACGATATCTTACGAAGCGCCGGCTACTCGCAATCTACCCTGGACGCTGACTCTGAAGGCGCACTCACGGCCACGGAGGTTGTGGCGAGAGAGCAGACCAGTGCTAGGACTAGAGCCAAGAAGACAAGGTATTGGAGCCAAGCCCTCGATCCATTGCTCACCACTTGGCTGGAGCTGGACGCCGTGGTGTTCAAGACACGGGCCCAAGGTACGGTTACGGTGCAGTGGCCAGACTCGTCACAGCCTGACCAAGAGGCATTGTCCCGGACCGTCAACGCGCTCAACCAAGCGGCAGCGGTGTCAACCGATACCAAGGTGCGGATGCTGCACACCGACTGGGCCGAGGAAGAGATACGGGCGGAGGTGGAGCGAGTGCAGGCTGAGACTGGAGCCGCCGTCCCGGATCTTGGACCCTTTGCGTAATGGCAGTATCACCAGCCCTCGCTGAGAACCTGTCCGTCGATGTGGTGCAGATGTATGCCGAGGCTGAGAGGACACTCACGGAGCGCATAGCCCGTAATTTAGCCAAGGGCCTAGACTCACCCGGTTGGGCGGAGAAGAAGCTATCAGAGGTGCAGTACCTTACCCAGCAGAACGCGAGACTCATAGACCAGCTGGGCGAGAAGGTCGCAGCGCAGGCAACCCTTGACATTACCCAGGCATACACCCGGGGTGGCTCAGCTGCAGCGGCGGAGTTAGCAAAGACACTGGGCACGACAGCCATCGAGACCGCGGTCCCTGGACTGGGTGCGGTAGAGGCACTGGCAGCGGAGACGGTGGCAGGACTAAAGGCTACCGGGCCACGCATGCTACGAAGCACCATGGACACCTACCGCTCGGTGATATCCGAGTCGGCGGGGCAAGTGCTGACCGGGGCTCAGACCAGACGGCAGGCCGCACAGGGGGCACTCAACCAGTTCGCCAAGAAGGGCATCGTCGGGTTTACGGACAGGGCTGGGCGTGGCTGGAGCCTGACCTCGTATACTGAGATGGCTATGAGGAGTGGGACAGCGAACGCAGCTGTACAGGGCCATCAGGACAAGCTGGCGGCGAACGGGATGGACCTGGTCATAATCTCCGATGCGCCAAGAGAGTGCCCACTGTGCAGACCATTTGAGGGCAAGGTGTTCTCCCTCACAGGCAAGGACCCCGATCACCCAAGTCTGGCCAGCGCCCGCTCCGCTGGGCTATTCCACGCCAACTGTCGCCATTCGTCATCTCTCTACCAAGAGGGCTTCACCAAGCCTCACGGTGAGACCGCCGACCCGGAAGGTTACAAGGCGGGCCAGGAGCAGCGAAGGTTGGAGCGCAAGATCCGGGGGCAGAAGAGGATGGAGGCAGCGGGCCTAGATGACACGGCCAAAAAGAAGGCCCGGGCCAAGATACGGAATACCCAAGCCCAACTCCGCGAGCACGTGTCAGCCAATGACTTGAGAAGACTCCCCTACCGCGAGCAAATAAGACGCGCTATCTAGTCAGTGTCGCTCCAGACTATCTCCTCCCAATCTATCCCCTCGTTCAGTATCACGAACAATCGTCCGGCTTCTTTGGCGGCGACAATCTCTTCAGAGGTCATAGTGTCTAGGTCACCTCGGCCCAACTGGTCTGGCGCAGACCGCATGAGTTCAATCATACCTAGCTGCTCTGACCGCTCACGCTCTTCCCGTCTACGTCGTAGGTACTCATACTCCTTCTCATCTAGGTAGGCAAGCAGAGCCTCCGAGACAATCGCTCGCTGGCTAGTGCTGAACCACCGGGCTACGGTTTCAAGGCGGACCTTGAGCGAGACATCGATCATAACGTTGAGGGCTTCCGTCTCTTCCATCATTCCTCCCTATGTGTGAGTGCACTACATAGAGACTACCATAAATAGAACTAGGTCGCAACAGGCGCACCCGCGCCTTATCATGCCCTGGCCAGACGCCGGGGACCACCACGCAGCCCAGGAGGTTGCTCACATGACTGAAGAACCGACACCTACAGAACCCACCCCTGACCCTACTCCCGAACCCGCAGAACCAGAGCCGACGGTAGACCCGCCGGAGCCGCAAGAGGTTGGCAGCTTACCTGACTGGACGCAGAAGATGATCAAGGATTTACGTTCAGAGGCAGCCGACAACCGTACCAAAGCATCAACGGCTGAACAGACAAGGCAAGAGACCATGGATGCCATCGCCACAGCACTAGGCATGAAGGACGATGACGACCCAGCAGCCGCAGCCAAGACCGCTGCCGAAGAGCGTGACGCCGCTCGGCAGGAGGCCAAGGCGACCAAGGTAGAGAATGCCGTGCTACGCATGGCCACTAAGCATGGAGCGTCCCCTGAATCACTGACTGATTCTCGGAGCTTCATGCAGCAATTGGAATCCATCGACCCCGCTGCCGATGACTTCGCATCCCAGGTGGAAGCGACGATCAAGACGGCAGTAGAG